TTGAGGGGCGTGATGTAGATGAGGTTTTAAGCGATATAGCAAAAGAAATGCGGCGCAATGGCAATACTGAAGAGCAAATAGCTGATGTACGTGCAGCATTTACTGGTGAATATGACAGGGTTATGGGTTCTCTTGTTCGCAATCCTGATAGGTTTGACAACGCATCATCAAAGTTTGCTCAGTTCTGGGCTGGTGTAACATATCTTGGTGAAGCAGGTATTAATGCAATAGCTGACTTAGGTACTATTGTACTGTCTCACGGCATGAAAGATGTGTTGCGTGCATCATGGGCTGCTCTTGACTCAACTACACGAGGGCAAGTTTTTAAAGAAGCAAGAAATGCTGGTGTTGCTTTAGACATGGCTCGTAATGTTGTTATGCGTAAGTTGTTAGGCGACAGTGTAAAACGTGTACAGGCAACACGCATGGAAAGAACGCAAGAGATTGGTAATCGTTTCTTTTATACAGCCAACTTTCTTGGCCCGATTACAACTGCTCTTAAGGTTTTAGACCAAATACTTGTAAATGATAAGTTTATTCGTTTATCTAAGCAACTTGCTGATGGCACAATAGACGCAAGAGATAAAGAATATTTATTTAGATACGGTTTTGATGAAGATTTAGCTAATTATGTTAACGACATGCCAACACAGAACGCTGAAGGTGATGACTTTTTGTTAGCCAATACAGATGCTTGGCCTTCATCTACAGCTAGAGAGCGTGACATGCTACGCCGTTATCAAGCTGCAACAGCCGCACATGCAGACAATGCTGTCGTTATGGGGCAAGCATTCGATAGACCGCTTATTATGGATGGCGTTGCTTATATAAAAGACAATGCATACACACAAGCTATGCGAAAGAAGTTTCCTAAACTGTACGAGATTGATGAGCGTGCATCGTCTGATGGTGTAAAGATGGTTCGCATGGAATCTGGCACAATGTCGTTACCGTTTACATTTATGAATTTTATTTTTGGTGCAAACAATAAAATAATGTCTGCTGTTATAGACCCTGACCGTAGATTTAGGTTACAGGGTGCTATTGCTTTAATTGGTCTAAGCTATCTTTCTCTTAACATTAAAGACAAATTTTGGTGGAGAAGAGCAAAAGAAAACTGGGCAGATTCACCAGAAATGATGGCTAGACTTATAGACCATTCTGGCCTTGTTGGTTTTTATGGAGAGCTTGGTTATATGGGATTGAGCGTTGCTGCTGGTATATCCGACAATCCAGAAGATTTTGTAATACCGCCAAAGTTTGTATCTCCTGACCCCGATGAGCGTTTGGCTGATAGCTTGACAGAACCATTTGGCGCACCTGTTGGGCTTGGTTTGGATTATTATAGAGTTGCTAATGATTTCTTGAATGGTAATTACAACGATGCTGCTCAAGGCGCATTTTATTCTGCGCCGTTTCTTGGTGTGTTGCCGATAAAAAATGATATGCGTGAGTTAATGATTGGCACAGGACGTTATTAAATGTGCGTAGAGTTGTTACAGTTTGTATGATAGGGGACTAGAATGACTATTAATCTAGCAGATAATGATCCACGGATTGAATACACAGTTGCGGACGGTAATTCGCAGCAAGTATTTACTGTGCCGTTTGAGTTTTTTGATGATGGTGATTTGAATGTCTATCAAGATGGCACGTTAAAAACGCTGACAACACACTATTTAACGGCGGATAATAATGATGCAGCAGCAAGAGTCGCACACACTTCAGGAACTACAGGCTTTATCCACTTCACTACTGGAAACGTGCCAACAGCTTCTGGGGCTGATATCAAAATTGTTATTACTCGCTCCATCGATATTGAACGAACTACTGACTTCCCTTCTTCTGGGCCTTTCGATGTTGGTGCATTAAATACTGCGCTTGATAAAGTTATTGCTATTCAAGCAGACTTGCAGGATGACATTAGCCGTTCATTACGCTTAACTGATTTTGACCTCGATGCAACACTTACACTCCCTGCTGTTGATTCTCGCAAAGGTACAGTGCTTGCATTCAACTCAACAACAGGTGCAGCAGAGGCTGGCCCACAGACAGGCAATGTAAACACTCTTGCCGCTATATCTACAGACATTAACACAGTAGCAGGGATATCCGCCAATGTCACAACGGTTGCTGGAATTAGTGCTAATGTTACTACTGTGGCTGGCATTTCAAGTAACGTCACCACTGTAGCTGGAATAGCATCGAATGTAACAACAGTAGCTGGTATAGCTTCTAATGTAACAACTGTTGCAGGCATATCATCTGACGTTACTGCTGTAGCGGCTATATCATCTGACATACAAACTGTTGAGAATAATATTACAGCCATCCAAGGTGCGGCTGGGAATGCTACAACAGCCAGTACAAAAGCAACAGAAGCTGCTGCATCTGCTACTGAAGCAGAAGCATGGGCGCAAAAGACAGATGGTGAAGCACAAACAGGAGAGGGTTACTCAGCTAAAGCGTGGGCTACTGGCGGTACTGGTGTAACAGATTCTTCTGGTGCTGGGTCTGCTAAAGAGTGGGCAACGGATACAACTAACACCTGTGATGGCACTGAGTATTCAGCCAAAGAATATGCTATTGGATCACAGTCTGGAAATACTAACGGTTCGGCTAAACAGTGGGCGTTAGGTGGCGGTGCTAGTTTTGATTCAAACACTGCTGTATCTGGCAGTTTGTACTCTGCTAAATATTGGGCAGAGCAAGCGGCAGCTAGTGCCGACAACTTTGATGACACTTATCTTGGCCCTAAATCATCTAATCCAAGCGTAGATAATGATGGTGATGCGCTTACTGCTGGCGATCTATATTTTAATACAACATCAAATATATTGAGAGTTTACAATGGTTCTGCTTGGAATGACGCTGTTGTAGACACAACTGGCTTTGCTACCAACGGCTTTGCCATTGCTATGGCTATCGCATTGTAAGGAGTAAAGAAGATGGCACAGAACTTTAGACGTTACACACTAAATGCTGTTGGCACATCAGCCGCAGATATACCTGATGGCAGTAACTTTGACAGTTACGATACGCTGGTTGGCATCCATATAGCCAACGTCACAGCCAATGCTATTACTGTTGAGGTTTACATTAACGATGGCACTAATGACATTCATCTAATTAAGGATGCGCCTATTGCCGCTGGTGGTGCGCTGCAAGTTCTTGATGGTGGTGCAAAAGTTGTAGTGCAGTCAGGTGACAGATTATATGTGAAGTCAGACACAGCATCATCCGCAGATGTGTGGGTGTCTGCTGTGGACGCAATCAGTACATAGGTGAGTTATGGGCTACATAGGCAACCAAACATCTAACAGCTACTCCTCTATGGATAAGCAGACCATCACTGGCAACGGTGGTGCAAGCTATACATTGACACACTCTGTAGCCAACGCTCAAGAAATTGAGGTGTTTGTAAACAACGTCAGACAAGAGCCAGGGGTTGCCTACACAGTGTCAGGCACTGCATTGACCATGACAGGCAATGTGGCAAGCACAGATGACTTTTATGTTATCTATCAGGGCAAGGCATTGCAAACAACTGTGCCGCCTGATGGTTCTGTAACTGCGGCAAAATTAGATACTGGTGCAGCTGCCTCTAATCTTGGCACATCAATAAACTTAGCTACAATCAAAGACAGTGCTGGTTCAAACACAGCTATGACTATTGATAGCAGTGGGTATGTAAGTATGCCCAATACTACAGAGTTAGACATTTGGAATCTTCCTTCAAATGTAACAATTTCTAGTTCTACAACACAAGACCTTACTACTTTTACTAGATGGGCTGTTGATTGGGAAAAAATTGGTACAGGGATGAGCCACAGTTCAGGCATTTTTACTTTTCCTAGCACAGGAAAATGGAGATGCACTGCTAAATTATATTGGCAAGGAAGTAACGGAGGTTATTATTTTGGTATAGTCAATAGGTTTAGCACAGATAGTGGGTCTACTTTTAATGACAGAGCTTATGCTTATCAAAATGCAGCTACAAGTGAATACGCTGATACGACTACCGTTATGTATGTTGACGTAACTAATGCATCAACTGCTAGAGCAAAATTTAGTGTTCAAACTCATGCTGCTGGCACTGTGGGCGGCAACACTGCTCAGTTACGAACTTACGTTGTTTTTGAAAAATTAGCAGCAACATAAAGGGAGCAAGCAATGGCATTATCAAGAATTGTAAATGGTGGCGTTGCGGCAAGCGGTATTCCATCGGGCGGCATCATTCAAATTCAACGTACTCAATTTACTGGCACAAGTGAGGTATCTATTTCTGCTGGTGTTGATACTGCTTTAACAGATCTAACTGTTAACATTACTCCTATTTCAACGTCTAGCATTATAAGAATTGATGCGATGGTAAATGGTGAATGGAACACCCAAGAAGCAACTTATGACAATGTTTGGTTTTTCTACAGAGACACTACAAAATTAGCTCATTCAGCGGCTGGAAATAGAAATGTTGGTATTATGATGGGAACTTCACTTGCCTATTACAGTTCAGACTCATCTTCTACACCAGAACACGTTACCTATTCTTATTTTGATACCCCAAGTAGCACATCACAAATAACTTATAAAGTAGGTGTGAAACAAGGTAATGGTTATAATTGGTTTTTAAACAGAACTGTGAGTGATACTGACAATGCTTCTTATGAAAGGGGTATTTCTTTTATTAGCGCAACAGAGATAGCGGGATAATCAGATGCCTTATATTGGAACCCAACCCCTTACGGGCCAGTTTAAAAAACTAGATGCAATCACTGTAGTCAATGGTCAGGCAGCATACACGCTAAACTACAACAGTGCGGCTTACAAGCCAGCTACTGCCAACGCTTTGCTGGTCAGCGTCAACGGTGTGATACAGGCGGCTGGTGATGCGTACACGATTAACGGATCAACAATTACTTTCACTGAGAACTTGGTTACTGGTGATGTCATAGACTTTATTATTGCTCTAGGCGACACAGGCTCTGCTGTTACTCCTGTCGATGGCAGTGTGACAACGGCAAAGATAGCCACTGATGCGGTCACTACAGCTAAGATTGCTGACGATGCTGTAACAAGAGCAAAAATGGCAGATGATTTGTCTGGCACAAACTTAGCTATAGACACTACATCATCAACATTCAAGATGACTGATCTGACCAGCAATGCGTTTTATCGTATTGGCACTTGGACACCAATTGTAAGCTCTAGTAATGCTACTGACACTTCATTGTCTTGTATTAATCAAACAAATACAACTGAGCAAGGGAATTACGTTAGAATTGGAGATATAGTACACTGTAATTTTTATCTTATATTACCAAGTGTTTCTTTTGGTTTTACAAATGGTGCTTCAGGTACTGATTCTGCTAAGATTCGTGGCCTTCCTTTTAATATAGAAAATCTTACTAATTATTACCCCGTTGCATCTTGTGGTTATTTTGCAAATTGGACAGGTTGGACGGCTAGTTATACACCAATGGGTTATTTAAGTGCTGCTGACCAATCTTTAAATCTTACTCACGCTGTTGCAACTGGCACTTCAGCTATTCAGTTAGCTTCAGTAGGCTATCAAAATGCTGCAATGATTTATTCTTTTACTTACAAAACGGATGACGCATAGGAGACTGATATGGCACTGACACGATTAAACAATCAGGCTCTTCCTACTGGCTCTGTGTTGCAAGTAAAAAGTGATATTTTAACAGGGGCCGTATCTACTTCAGGCACAACTTTTGTTGACACTGGGCTGTCTGTTGACATTACACCACGCTCTACGTCCAGTAAATTTTTAATTATAGTAAATTTGGGTCTTGTCGGTGTGAACACAAGCGATGGTATTATGACCAAACTTTTAAGAGATTCCACTGAGATAGCTTCTGCAACTGGCGCAGATACACGAAATGTTTTTACGCAGAGTTACTACAATGAAGCCAATAATTATATAGGAACTAGCAATCACTTTTTTGATACGCCTTCTGCATCATCACAAATTACTTACAAGCTACAATTTGCGATGACAGGCTCAACAAACACAGGCTACATAAACAGAAGAAACAGTGATAATTTTGCTAGAACAAGCTCTAATTTTACTGTTATGGAAATAGCTGGATGAACCAGAACGATATTCCATTAGTGGCTGGTGGTCTGTCTGCTCCGTGGTGGGTAGGCGCACTAAATGAATGGCTAGGGTTGGTTGCTGTGGTTTTGACTATAGCTATGTTGGTAAGAAATCTATGGAAGGGTAAGAAGTAATGCTGCAAGCATTAATAGCACCGATAGCAAACATCGCTGGTTCATGGGTTGAAAGCAAGGTTGAAACGCAGAAAGCTAAAGCTGCTGTTGCCAAGCGTGTTGCTGCTGGTGAACAGGAATGGAATCTTGAACAGGCAAAGAACTCATCATCAAGCTGGAAAGACGAGTGGCTAACAATTCTTGTAAGCATTCCATTGATACTAGCCTTCACTGGTAATGAAGACATTGTTGAGCGTGGCTTTGCTGCACTTGACACGATGCCGGATTTTTATAAGACTGCGGTTGGCGTGGTATTTGCTGCGTCATTTGGGGTACAGCAGTTGACTAAGATGTTTAAAAAATGAACCAATCTAAATTTTTAGAACTTGTTGCCAAGCACGAAGGGCTGCGTCTTGAGATGTATCATGACACGGTAGGTGTGCCGACCATCGGTTATGGGCATAATATGATGATGCCTATATCAGCAGAAGCAGCGATGGTTATTCTTCAAGATGATGTTGAGATTGTGTTCAAAGAATTAGATGACCGCATGGATTGGTGGCGTGACTTGCCAGAGCCAGCACAAATGGTTATTGCATCTATGGTATTTAACATGGGCTGGCCTAGGTTTTCCCAATTTAAAAAGTTTATCGGGGCGTTGGAAGACCGCATGTGGGATAAAGCTGCACATGAAATGGAAGACTCACTTTGGTTTAATCAAGTAGGGAATCGTGGCAAGGAATTGCGTGACATGATGTTAGAATGTAATGGAAAAGAAAGCTGAAATTGAAGCGGCATACGATACATACGGTAACATTAGAGATGCGGCAAAATCATTAGGCATCTCAAAGAGCGAGTTTCATCGCAGACTTAACGAAGTCAAGAACCAATCATACATTCTGCCAGAGATACCAGAAGATGATTTACCTGTCGAAGAGATAGTCAAGCATCTTCATGACCGCTTTCAGAAGCGCAAACACTTTAAAGAAGCTACACGCTGGTATAATATTGAG